ATATTTAGCTTTTGACGCTAATGGATTTGCATCTACTGAAGCTAGTGATATAAATACTTTAACTATAAATTTGGCTGCTACTGCTTCTATTGTTGATTTAACAGATACAGCGATGACAGGCGATAGATTAGTAATTGCATCTTTATATACTCAATCAATAGGTCAAGATACATTTTCTAATTCTGCAAACTTAATTTGTAGATATATAGGTACAATAGATAATGCAACCATTGATGATACTACAGTTTCATGGAGTGTTACCCCTGCAATATCAAAACAAAAAGCTCAAGTTCCTTCAAAACGTATTAGTAGTGATTTATTAGGAAGGTTTGTTGCTACATGAATACAATTATTTTTGCAAAAGATATTAAAGCAGTATTAGAAGACAATACAGAAGTTACAGATGTAACAGCGCATATTATTGATGATAAAAGAGTATATAAAACTGCTGATGATACTGTTTTAACTGGTACAAAAAAAATTAAAACTATTAAATTTGCTACATTTTTAGTGCCGCCCGAAATATTACCTTATATTATGGATAAAGAGAATATTTAATGAGAAAAAGAGGCACATTAGATAAAAAATCAACAGTTGATGGTAAATATTATTTAGGTGGTCATAAACCTGTACCTATTGGAACTGTTTATAAAGGATCATCTTTTACAGGTTTAAAACAACGCAAATCAAAAGTTGGGCAAAATTCTCAAATATTAGATGATAGTTTAGAAAATTTCAAACATCCAGATGCTGATTTAAACGTATCACAAAAAATAGCAAAAACAGGTGAAACTGTGCCAATAGTTTTTGGTAAAAGAGCTAATAATATTGGTGGTGTTTGGATACAACCAAATTTAGTAAAAGCTGGTACTGATAGCTTTGTACAAAAATTACTTTATGTCATATCTCAAGGGGAAATAGTGAGTAGTCCAATAAAAGCTAAAGCATATACAGGTTTAATAAAATTAAGTTTTTTAGATGATACATCTGTAACATTAAATCATGTTTATAGTACTGCTGCATCACTAGCTAGCTCACCTAATTCATGCCCTATAACTGGCTCAGGTTTATATTGTGGTAATGATATTTATACATATTTAAGTGAAACTACAAAAACTTCTGGTAGTAATTTAATAAAATTTCCTGATCAAGCTGTAGATTACTATGATCTTAGATCAATTACTAGAGGTACAGGCGATACTTCTAATACTACGTTTGTTGCATCTTTACAAGTTTTTGATGCTGAAACTGGGGACAATATAACTACCGCATATCAATCATATATAGGCTCTTCTGATATGCAGTTTTTATTTAATGGAAGGTATAGTTCTAGTGCTTTAATAGGCGGTCAAACAGTTGGCACTGTAATTTCTTTACGTTCTTTAGTTGGATTAACTGGTTTATTTTCACCCCTTACTGGTTCCAACTTAACAGCACTTCAGCAAGTGAGTGGAGGTAGAACTAAATTTATTTATAAATATACTCATGTTTCTACTAATACACAAACTAATACTAGTAATCCAGCAAGCACAGGAACATTAGAAGGTGTACAACGTGAAACAGTTATAGGAACGAGTACAACAATTCAAAACACATCTAACAATAATAGTAGTTTTGCTGATATTACATTTTTAACTACAAGCGGTAATTTATATGAAGAACCTAATGCTGGTACATTTCCAAGTTCAACAAAACAATTATATATATTTTATGAACAGGGTGTAAAAGTAGATTTATATAGCGCAGGTTTATCTGGCTCTAGTTACACACAGGGAGCAAGTAATCAATTTATTGATTTAGCAATGCACCTATTTAAAATTTATAAAAAAATTGATGGTAATAATACGGCTCAAATAGTTGCACCTGTAGAGCTAAGTAATTTACAAAGTTTAAGTACTTTTTGTACTAATAACAGTATGTTTTTTAATGGAATAATTGCAAAAGCTGTAAATATTGTTGAATATATTTCTAGTATTTCACCTTATTATTTTTTATCTTTTTTATCTGTAGGTGGAAAATATCAATTTGCGCCAACATTACCTATAAATGGTAGCAACCAAATAGATACAACTGCTATTACACCTGCTGTTACATTTACTGAAGCTAATATTATCCCAGGTTCATTTAAAAAAATATATTTAAATGTTGAAGATAGAAGAGAATTTATATCTAATGTTATTTATACAGATTGTATTCCAACCGCAGTTTCGAGACGTAAAACTGTAAGCGTAAGGTTTACAAGTAGTGCTTTAGATTCGCCAACAGAGCAATTTGACCTCTCAGAATGTTGTAGTGATGTAAATCATGCAATTCTGTACGCAAAATATGAACTAGCAAGACGAAAACATAGCACCCATAACATAAGTTTTTCTACTCCATTATTAACAACTTCAGTTATACCTACAAATATTATAAAATTACAACTACAAAGGGAAAATAGTGTAGGTGATGACAGAACAGAAATAAATTATTATCAGATTACTAGCATTACTTATGATAATGATGGTCTTAGCAATATACAGGCAACACATTTTCCTTTAAATGGAAGTAATGTTGCAGAAATATCTAATGAAATAACTTCTGGTACTTTTACTGTTTTACAATGACAACCTTTCCAAGTTTAGAGCCTTTAAAAACTACATTAGGATATGGAGATTATCCCCAGAATGTGCATGAAGGTTTAAGTGGTGGTAATGTTAGATTTAAATTAGCAAATAAAAGAGTAGAGCAAACTTTAAGAATTGATTATGAACATTTAACAGAGACAGAAACACAAAGTATAATAACGCATTTTAATGATCAGAATGGTTCTATTGTACCTTTTGATCTGTCTACTCAAATATGGGCAGCATGGACTACACCACCTGTAAATAGTACTAATTATCAATGGAGATATTCCAACCCTTTAAATATAAGTATATCTGCACCTAGTCGTTATAGTGTATCTGTTGAACTTATAAGCGTTCCTTTATAATGGCTACTTTCCCTTCTATCGTTCCTAGTAGCAGGTTATTTATAACTGGAGATTTTCCTAATGCTATACAAACGGCATCCAGTGGAGCTACAACAGGTTTTAGGAGAGGTAATAGGCGTATTGATCAAGTATTACAATTAAGCTTTTTAAATTTAACAGAAACTCAAGTAAATCTTATTAGAACACATTTTGATGGGCAAAGTGGTAGTTTTGAAATTTTCTTTTTATCTTCTAGTGTTTGGAGTGGTTACGCATCCCCACCTATTGCTTTAGTTAGTGATTTTGGCTGGTTATATTCAACCTCACCAACTATTACAGATAGTGAACTAACAAGCAAATGGGATGTACAAATAGAATTAATATCAGTTCCTATTGATATAGGAGATTTAGTCTTTAATGGTGGTTCTTCTTCTACAACTGCCAGAGAATATATTTTAGATGCCTTAACAAGTAGTTCGTCACCTGCTAGAACTTATATAATAGATTCAAGGAACTCTAATTAGACATGACAATTACATTAAATGCTTTACAAAAGCAAAGAAGAGATACGGCTAGTAATTGGACATCTAATAATACTGTATTACTTGCAGGTGAATGGGGTATAGAATCAGACACTAAGAAGTTTAAGATAGGTGATGGTACAACTGCATGGCAATCCTTAGATTATGTACCAATACCAGATACAAATAGATTATTAACAGGTAATTTAACAGTTGGCGGCAACTTTACTGTAAACGGTACAAGTACCACCATAGATACAACAACACTTACTGTAGAAGATAAAAACATAGAAATAGGTAAGGTATCTACCCCATCAGATACTACCGCAGATGGTGGTGGTATTACTTTAAAAGGTGCAACAGACAAAACTATAAACTGGGTAGATTCTACTGATTCATGGACATTATCAGAACATCTAGATTTAGCATCAGGAAAAGTATTAAAGGTTGCAGGTACACAAATATTAAGTGCAACAACATTAGGTTCTTCTGTTGTTAGTAGTTCATTAACATCTGTTGGTACTATTGCTACAGGCACTTGGAACGCAACAGCTATAAGCGGTTCTAAAGTAACTCCTGATTTTGGAAGTCAAAATATAGTTACAACGGGAACTCTAGGTCTAGGTTCAACTCCTGCAACAGGTTATCAATTACAGGTTACTGGACAAAGTGGTTACGATGATATAGTAAGACTTACAGCTGTTGGAACAAATATTGGGCCAAGAATTAACTTAACCCCTACTGGTACAGGTGTAGGAAGGCTAAATGCTACTTCTAATAGTTTACAACTACAGACAGGAGGAAACACAGCTTTAACTATAGATTCGTCTGGCCGAGTTGGTATAGGTACAGAAAGCCCGAGTAATATTTTACATACAAAAACGAGTGGTGGAGAAGGTGCAAGATTACAAGGTACAGCAACCAGTAGCTTCTTACGTTTCACAGATGCAAGTGATAACAGTACAGGATTTATAGGTCAAGATGGGGTTTTTACAATAGCTAATCAAAGTGATACAGCTATGCGTTTCCTTACCCACAATACAGAACGTATGCAAATAAATTCGTCTGGAAGATTGCTTATAGGTGCTTCAAGCAGTAACAATGTAGGTGCATTTGGTGGTGCTGCTTTACAAGTAGAGGGATTAACTGCTTCTACTTCAGCATTTTCTATCATAAGACACAGTGCTGACACCGTAGGTTCATCTATATTGATGGGTAAAACAAGAGGAACCTCTGATGGTGCAACTACAATTGTTCAAGATAATGATGTTGTTGCAAGAATTATTGCTTTTGGTGGAGATGGGACTGATACCGCATCATCTTTAGGAGCAATACAGTTTGATGTAGATGGAACACCAGGAAGTAATGATATGCCTGGTCGTATTGTATTTAGCACAACTAATAATGGTGTAAGCGATTATACGGAAAAAATGCGTATAGATTCGTCTGGAAGGGTGATGATAGCAACCACTGCTGTCGGTAGATCAGGAGCACAAAATCTCACCATTGGAAGTGGAAGCGGTGATCAAGGAATGACAATAAGATCAGGCTCTTCTGATGAAGGAAATATTTATTTTTCTGACGGGTCAAGTGGTGGAACTGAAGAATCAAGAGGAATTTTAAGGTTTGACCATTCCACTGACAGTATGCAATTTTTTACTGCAAATTCAAGTAATTTTTCTGCAGAACGTATGCGTATAGATTCGTCTGGGAACGTAAAAATAAATGACGGAGATTTAATCATAGGAACTGCTGGTCATGGTATTGACTTTAGTGCTACAAGTGATGCAACTGGTAAAACAAGTGAACTTTTGGATGACTATGAAGAAGGTACATTTGCTCCATTTTTTGTTGGAAATACAACAGGTGGATCATATGGTTACGCATCTAGAGATGGTAAATATACAAAAGTTGGGCAGGTAGTTCATTTTCAATTTGATTTAACCTTAAATGCAATAAACGGTGCTGGTGCTGGTAGTCTTGTTATTAATAATTTACCATTTACTTCAGCTGCTCAACCTTATTCTGGAGCTTGTGTTGCCTTTTATACCGGCTGGAATGCTGTAACACCCAGTGGTGGTTTAGTAAATATAAACAACACTCAAATATATCTTTATAAAAACCAACAGGCATCAAATAATCTTAATGCTGCTCCAGCTGATTTAACAAGTAGTGCAAGAATAATAATGTTTGGATCTTACATTGCAGCATAATAGACCGCAGCTAAGTCTCTAAACTAAGCCTAAACCTGTTTTAATCGGAGATTAATCCTAATGGCATTAACTGAATCAATAGAATACGACAAGATAGAAGTTGTCGGTTTATACAAAGCAGTGCAAGTCCGTAAAGCAACTGTCATCAAAAAAGATGATGTTGAACTGACAAGATCTTTTGAAAGATACGTACTGCAAGCTGGTACGTTAGATGCTTCAGATAATTTAGTTGATACAGATATATCAGCAGAGCCAGCAGAAATATCAGCAATTTGTAATACTGTATGGACTACTGATGTAAAAGCTTTGTGGAAAGCGAAACTAATAGCAGATAAGCCAGCAGAATAAACCGTATTGCTTTGTTATATACCTATAGTTACACTTAAAATTAATTACAAAAAATCTTATGTCAAAACTATCTGACAGATGTGAAGAACGTAAAGTAGAAGCACAAACTTTAGCTGATAAGTTTAATGCTCTGACCGAAGAAGGTAAAAAAATAGAGAATGAAAGAATACAGGTTAAAGCAGAATTTGATATGAAAAGCGCTCAATATTCAGAGTTACTTTCTCAAATACAAGAAGAAGAAGGTGCTGCAACTCCTAGCGAAGTTGTAGAATAAAATTAAACTATTTTTATCATGGCTGTTACCTGGAATGTTGTTTCATTAGATGCAACAAAAACCGTTGGTTCTTTAGCTGACGTTATAACAACTGTTCACTGGACTGCTAGTGACGCAGACGGAGAGCATACAGGCTCTTCTTATGGTTCTGTAGGACTTGCTGCTGCTGACAGTAGTTCTTTTACTGCTTATGCTTCTGTTAGTAAAGATAATGCTGTTGCTTGGGCTAAGGCTGCAATAGGAACAGATCAAGTTACTGCAATCGAAACAGCTATCGCTGCACAGATAACAGAATCTAAAACTCCTACTGTGACTGCTGGTGTACCTTGGTAGTTAATTAATTTTTTCCATTTGTCTAGTCATAATCCCACCTATAAGGTATAAAGGCCCAAGCGTGGGAATTATTATTAACATTGATATAATAAGGCTATGACTAATTGCACGGAGGATTGCTTCTTTTACCATGTTTAATAAGATCGCTAACGCTTTGAGTATAGCTTCATTTATTCTCATAGTCACCAGCTTGGGTTCAGCATTTTTTGGCTACAAATATGTCCAATCTCCCCAATTTCAAAAAAAGATTATGGATAAAGTGCTTGGGGAAGTTCAAGGATTAATGCCAGATGTACTTGGCAATGCACTACCTGATGTAACAGGCCCAACAATTCCTAAGTTTAAACAACCTAAGTTTTAATTGGAAATACAAAAAATTTCTATTCCAGAAATAAAAATTAATGTACCGCAATACAATCCATATCAGGTATTAAACGTACCACTACCGTCTATAAAATTACCCGGTTGTTTTAAATATCATAGAGATGCAAGTCCTAAGAATACTGCGTTATATGATGACGACCCAACAGGTACGGCTATATCCTGTCCGTGGGGTTTTATGCCTACATTTCAACCAATGTTATATGACAGAAGAAAAATACAAATTGTTGAAACTAAAGGACAAGAAAAGAGAGTGGAAAATACCGAAACACCTGCACAAAAAGAAATAAAACCAGAAATACCAAAAGAAAAAAAAGAAATAAAAATAGTACCTTGCCCTCCAAAAGGAGCGTTAAGAGTAGGTTCGTATGTTAACGAAAAAAGACTTGAAATTATTAAAAGTTATACTAGAAATGAAAACAACGAATGCATTACTAATTATGAAAGTGTCTCGTTTGTCGATTCCGTACTACCAAGTCCTTCTGCTGCACTTAATGTTGTTACTATTTCTCTCTTGGCTGCCAGTTCTCCTTTACTTTTGGGGCTATTAAAATCAATTAGTAAGACCGTCTTTAAAAAAGCTATAACCAAAAAGGATAAAACTAATTCTGAATAATTTTATGTGCATGAGGTAACACTTGATTTGCACGAGGGGTTATTTCTATATCGGAGCATAGATCATAATAAGGACTATTTTTTGCGAAACGAATTCCCTCGATTTTCTTTTGTCCGCAATGCTTTAATCTTGCAAAATGCCAGTCAAGCTCAAGGTTCTTAAGAGTTTGTTTTTGTATATCAGTTTGAGTTTTAGCAGCGTCTTTACATTGTTTGCTTAGTTGTCTATCTAACGGAATAGAAAAATTTAAGGTTATACCAGTACCTAGTGCATAGCTATCTTTATTCGTTCCAGAATAATTTTGTTGGTAGTAAAGAATATTACCGGGGTTGTCAGGTGTACCATCTCCTATAGGATTTCCGTCATCATCAAAATCTCCAACAATATCTGTTTGATCATAAACAGGTGTTTCATAAAAATCTCTATAAGGTTTTCTAAAGTTTGAATTAAAAGTGGTGAATGGAGTTATGGTCATCATTGCTCCCTGACATACAACTCCCCCACCATATTGGTTCGTATGAAAGCTACCATTGTTTACATTCCAATTTTGATTAGTTACTGATCCACTGTTACTTTGACTGACAGCATTAGCTAAAACTCCTGTTGGCAACAGGGCTATTGAAATACAGAGGTAGTAGTAACTACGGATTCTGTGTCTATTTGACGATTTATAGTTGTGACGTTTTGAAGCCCCGGCCCAGAATATGTTTCTGTAAATTGAAAGGCATCTCCTGATGTAGGATTTGTTTGTGTCCAATTTGGTTTTGTTGTCATATCTGCTCCTGTCCATGTATAGCTTTGCCCTCCTACAGTTCCTGTAACTTGAGTTGCATCGGGTGACATATCTCCTCCATCGTGAGATATACCAACTCCTGTAACTGTATATTCGTAACCAGTTTTATAGTCTTTACTTGTAATAGATTCTGTAATAGATGTTGTAGTATTTGTAGTGCTGGACATGGTTCCTGTAGTAAAGTTAGGAACCAAGTTTGCATTAGCTGGTAAAACATATAAAAAGAATAGTAATAAAAACTTTCGCATGATTCATCAGTCTACCGTCACAGAAGTCACATAAGATCCAGTAGCCGTAGTACCTGCTGAACCTGCTGTTAGAGTTATAACGTGATTATCAACTGTACCAGCTAGGTTTGTAGCTGTCCCTCCACTCGTACTTGTTAAGTCTCCAAAAGGACTTACCTCACCTGTGGTTAAACTTGTAGCTATCGTGTCTCCAGTAGTATGTGAAACCGTGTAATTGAAGCTTTCCCCGTCAGTCAACTGGCTTGCTGTGATTGGTGTATAGGCACTTACACCAGCAGTCGAAGCTCCTAGTCCACCCACACTACCAGCAGTTGTACCATCTGTAGTATTAACTCCTGTTCCAGAAACACTGTATGAGTTTCCGATACGGTCTGCTGTAGTTCCGGGGGCTGCTACCTCAAGCTTGACTGATGAGCTTATTGATGAAGTAATGTCTGCGTATATTGGGCTTGCCAAAAACAATGGCAATAGAAGTAGTTTTTTCATTTTTTTGGATCGACAACTTTAGTGCCAATAATTTTAATTGGTGTTTCAATTCTAACTGTTTGATAACCACCAGACTGTTGTGCTAGTAACGCTTCAACTTCTTTCTTATTTAGTGGTTTTTCATCAGGTTTAAAAGTACCGTCACCTCTTT